ATTAAAGTGATTAAGTTTATAATCCTTCATTAATTACTCCTTATGCGTCGTTAGCTAAGTCCGTAGTAAAGAATAATCTAATTCCTAATACTCTTGCATCTTCTGTAAAAGTATCACTACCATCAGCTGCATCTCTATATAATTGAAAATATGTTTGTTCTCCATCACCAGCTGCTGCAATTGTTACTGCGCCACTTTCTGAAGTAATTTGTTGGTCTTCAACTGTTCCTATACCTGCGTCTGTAACTTCTGCTGCTGTTCCATAAGCAACGTCAATAGTATCACTATCTCCACAAGATACTCCTTGTAATCCAAAAATACAGTTTCCTGTATTAGTAGTAGCAGGTGTCCAGTAAACTTGAAAAGTTACTGTTCCTGCATTCCATGATTTAGGGAATCCAACTGAAAATTGTGCGTACTCAGCTGTACTTGCATCAAAATCTAAAACGTTCATATCAGGTCTTGTTGCTGTTGTTTCAACTTGTTGTGCATCAGCACCATTAGTTGTAGCTCCATACATAGCAGAAGCTGGAACCCACATAGTTTCTTTTCCTGCAATCTTAACTGCAGCAACTGTTCCACCACCATCTTCAGCTTGAATAACTCCAGTTCCTTTTGTTTTAAATTGTATACCTACATTTGAATCATCTCCTGTTGCACTAATAATAGGGCTATTACCAGTAGCTGCATTAGCTAATGTAATTTCATTAACTGCAGAACTTGTCGCTGTTAAAAGAGCTAATTCAAGCCCATTAGTATCTAAAATAGAAGTTCCTATTTTAGGAGATGTTAAAGTTTTGTTTGTTAAAGTTTGAGTACCAGTAGTAGTAACAAATCCTAAATCAACAATGTTTGGATTAGATCCTGACCCTGTACCATAAACTATTTTAGAAGATGTATCACCACCTGTAAATGCAACACTAGATCCTGTACCACTAACATATTTAAATGTAACAGCTTGAGATCCTGTTGTAGAATTTTTAAGAACATACATTTGTTGTACGTCAATAGGTATAGTTACGTTTCTTGAACCTGTAAGTGCTCCTGTTAAATCAATTACTCTATGAGCAAGAGTTGCTCCTGTTGAGCCGTCTGATACTGAAAGAGTTGTATCTCCTGAATCAGATACCGCTTGAGTAGTATAACCACCAGCGAATTGCTCGATAATTTCTAAGTTTGTATTGGTTTTTGTTCCCCATGTACCGGCATTTTCACCGGTTGCCATTTTTTCAACACCTAAAGGTGTGTATGTTGAAGCCATAATTTATCTCCTGCTTAATTCGTTATTTTTAATTTGTTTTATACATAATGTCAACATCATATATTATTATTATGGTGTTGTAACTTTACTCCAACTACCCCCTTGTGTAGCTGTTCTTTTACTATAACTACCGCCTTGTGTTGGAGTTACTTTTTTCCATGCAATTGGACCACCTACTTCTCCTACACTAATTGTAGCAGAAACACCAGTTAATCCCATTACCATTTCTGTTGGTGAAATAGAGCCAACTCCAGAAGTTGCTGATTGACCAGATAACCCTACTTGCATATCATCAAGTGTAATAGAACCTACTGAAGAAGTTGCACCTACCCCAGTTATGTCAAATATTTGAGCTTCACTAACTGTAATAGATCCAAGAGAAACAGTGGAATCTAGTCCTGTTAATCCCATTACATCTGCTGGTGTAATAGCTCCTACTGACGCAGTAGCTCCTTGACCAGTTAAACCTATTTCCATTTCAGTTGGAGTAATTGCTCCTACTGAAGATGTTGCACTTACTCCACTTAAAGAAACTATTGGTGATAATATAATAGTTGGTGTACCTATACTTGAGGTAGCACCTACCCCTGTTAAGCCCATTACATCTGCTGGTGATAAATAATATTCACCGCCCCAACCAGTTGATTCAGATCCCCAAGTTTGATATCCCCAACTTACATTTGGAAGAGATGCCGTAAGACCATCAGGAGCTGTTAAAGTAAGAGTTAATCCTGATGCGCCCCAGTTTTCTACACCATAAGCATCAGATCCCCATCCTGCATTTATTTCAGTTGATATGGTAGGAGTTCCTAATGATGTTGTAGCACTTTGACCACTTAATGTAACAACAGGATCAAAACTTTCTCCCCAATATTCTTCGCCCCATTGATCACGACCCCAACCTGTTTGAGAAAAAGCTTCTATATCTCCGACTGAAGCAGTAGCGGAAACTCCAGTAATAGGAACAGCTAATCCACTTGCTCCCCAATTTTCTACACCATAAGTATCAGATCCCCATCCTTGTTCAGGAAATGCGCTTACTGAACCTAATGAAGATGTTAAAGATTGTCCTGTTAAAGATTGTGTAACAGTATTAGATTGCCAAGAGTTTTGACCCCAGGCTACGGAAGGACTATCACCACCCCAGATCGATGCCATAAGGACTTACCTCCCTATGCTATACGAATTATCGCTGTAGTTGCTGCCGCTGCTGGAAACTGAACTGTGAAAGTTCCGCTTGATACAGTTTTATCACCACCGAATGCTACCGCACAAACTGCTGCGTCTGTAGAATGTGAATCATTAAAAATCAAACATCCATTAGCTGTGAAAGAAGCTGATGTCCAAGAGACATCTGCAAAATCACAAACTGCAGTTGATGAATCTAATGTTGGTGTAACACTTGTTAAAGCTTTTCCTTTAGCTGAATAAGCAGTTCCCGAAGTATTTGTTATTTCGTTAGTACTTGCATAAGCTGTAGTAGATGCTCCTAAAGTTGCAGAGCTAGTGTATAAAGCTAAGTTAAACGTATTTCCAGTTGAAGCTGTAAAATTGTGTTCTGCTTCTAAAATTTCTTGCTTAAAGCTATTACAAATTGCTGATGTTATCGCCATAGTTATCTCCTAATTACTGATTCGCAGATTCAATTGGTATACGGACAGTGCCGTCTGTATAATCATCTCTTCTACGTCTCCCAATTTGCACACTTGCAAATTTTTCTAGTTCTTGTTTATACTTTTGTTCATATAATGTCAACATATCCATTGGACCTTTTAAAAATCCATATGCCTCTACCAGACAAGCATATAATAATAATTGAGGGTAATTCAGACTAATATAATTAGTAACATTCCCTGATTCCAAAGTATCTGGAGCAACATTTCCATGAATATTTATTAAATAATTAGCGTCAGGAGTGGGTGCCATTATAATATTCCCTGAAGTAGTTGATCCATCTCCAGTCGCTCCTCCAAACATTGCATAATATTTAGGTAATCCAGTCACATCTTGACCAGTTTGAGATCCTTCAGGACCTGTTAATTTTCCCACATATTCATTTATAAAAGTTCTATCTCTTTTTTGAAGCCAAGTACTTTGAACTGTTCTACTAGATGTAGAATTAAAAACTTGAACTCCTCTTACAAAAAGCATTCCAGTAGGTACCCTAACAGTATTAACATCTGCTGCTAAAGTTCCTTCATACTCAACTCTATCAGAATCAACTGGTACATCACCACTTATTCTATGTTGAGCATTTAAAATAAAATTTTCTAAAATAGCTGTAGTAAATACAGTATCGTCTACCTCTGTGTAGCTCCTAATCATTGTAACTAATGTTGAATAACTAATTCCAGCCATAATTAATAATACCTATCATTAACGGGTCCAATTGTACAATTAAAACCGCCCCCTGTGTCAGTGCTTGTTGCGTTAGAAACTAATTGCACTGTTAATGAATTATATTGAGTTTCTGTTTGTGGTGGACTTACAGGTTCATAACTTGTTCCAACCGCTGTTGCTAAATAAGAACCAAATACACTAGCTCCAGTAACATGTGAACTAGCTGTTGTGCTTGGTGGTGTCTCTCCTCGATATGGAGCTGCTGTGCCTCTTGTTAAACCAGATAAAACATTTGTTCCTGTATTATTTCCCGTGTATTGAATTACTTCATTTCGATACTTTCCAACAAGAAGAGGATTGCTTGTATCACTTTCTGTTAATACTTTTTCAATCATAATATATCCTGAACTTGGAAAAGCAGATG